AATCCGCCCCTTTTACTGATGGCTTAACATTGAATCCTTGCCTGTAAAGTTCTTCAATAGATTTCGGTTCAGCACTATCGCAAATCAATTCATTGCGACCAAACTCAATAGACTTTAAAAAGTTGCCTATGTCGTTATTGGTCATGTTGGTTCGGTAGAGTAATTCATCAATCCAAAGTTTGCCTTCTGATTTCCATACCCCGATTAACGTGCTAGGGTCATTCGTAAAACCAAAGTCCATTCCGTATGAAACTAAGGTAGCATCCAAAGGTATTGAATCTACTTGCTGCCAATTATCAAACACCACCCCTTGCAGGCTTCCTATCTGACCTAAGCCGTAAACGTTCCACCAATTAGCCCAATAAGTAGATGTGGATGCCTTATCCCTTGCTTTTTCGATTTCCCTTATTATGCTCGGTTCAAGTGCCTCGTTGTCTTTATAAGTCAGAACTATCATTTCTGCATCCGCATCGCTGAGTAGTTCGGTATCCACCCAAAACTCAGAAACAGGATTGTAATCTAAGTAAATAAACTTCTTAGTCCTTATTGCTAGTTGGTAGTAAGATTCCCAAGTGATGTTATTGCACTCGTTTACAAATAACACATCCCTTCTTGCGCCTCTTAACTTAGCAGGGTTATCTGCACTAAAGAACTCAATAAATGAACCACTATTAAACTTGTATGTCATTGTTGACTTGTTATAGCAGGCATCGTCAAACATACCTATCATATCCATTATCTTCAAGAAGTCACGGAGCGCACCCCTTCGCAAATGGGGGATGGTTTCGGCTACTACGCTTATCTCTTGGTTCGGATTCGTTATAGCGTGATGAATTAACATAGGCAAAATACTAAACGTTTTTGAACTTGAAGTTCCGCCACGTACTATTCTTATCCTTTTATTGAGTAAAGCTATCTTATCTTGTGCAGTTGTTTTTTGTAGCATAGTGCGTTTTGCTCACCGTATAGACAAGCGGTTTTACTCAGTTTCTTCGTTTTTGACGTTCAAGTCTAATCCGTTAAAAATGGGCTTTTCAATATTGATGTTTTTATTCTCAGTCTTTGTGCTGGCGATTCTGTGATACTCCTCCTCTGTTCCAATCAGTTTGTAGAGTGCCATTTGGGTTAAAGGGTTGTTTCCATTGTACCATTTATTCCGCAGTCCGTTCTTGACTTCAATCTTGTTTTTGTCCAATCCCTCTTTTATAGTGTTAAGTTCGTTAGAATCAATTTCAAAAAACTCATAAAAAGTTGGTTTTGATATTGGCAGTAAAGTTACCACATCCTCAATAAAGAATAGTTTCTTCTTCTCTATTAGGTCAAGTGCCTGCTGATATATTTTTATTCTGTCGTATGCCATATTTTTAGTCTTTTAATCCTACAAATGCTTTAAGAGGGTAAAATACAAGTGAGTTTCTGTATCCTCCTTCGTGTGTTGGTATAATTGGTGTTACTCCGTGTACGTTTCTCCAAGCAGGGTAAACTAATATTGAATTATCTTTCTGCCCTATTGTGGCATCATAATCGGGAACGTGCAAATCACCTCCTTTTGAATTATTTTTTTTACAAATTATTACATTAACTGCACCAACTATATTTCCTGTATCACGATGAAAAGGTGCTGATATATTGTAATTTGAAATTGAACTTGTAAATAAGTTTCCAAACTTCCATTTGTCAGGTACTTGTTTAAATAATTCTACTTGTTTTTCGTATTGCTTAGGTAGAATTTCTTTTATTAGTTGTTCGCTTTCTTTTGCCAAAAGTATCATTGATTTGATAAAAGTTTGTGCTGATTTTACACCATGTACGCTAGATATGGTTTCATAGTTTCTTCTCATATGTGGCTTTGGTGGAACGCTGCCTAAAATTGTAGAATATTGGTCAACTACATTTTTATATTTGTAAGTACCGTTTTCATTTTTCCCATCAGGTATTTGTCTTGTCATTACGGTTTTAGGAACATTTTTTGTTCTTAATTCTGCATTTGCTAAATTAGCAAGTTTGCACATCTTCTCAGGCATCTTAGTAAGGTAAAAGCCTATTGGTTCACCATCTACATAAAATATACTATCTTCTGTTACATTTGGGTCTATGTACTCGCAGGTTTCGCCAATCTTACGATTATGGTTTACCTCAATCAAATCTATTCTTTTCATAATTTATTTGTTAAATGCAAAAACATTTGTACACGCAGGAAACCAAGACTTTTGCCAAGTGTCGTAATCTCTACTTTTAAATTTTCCTGTGTTTCCAACGTCTTTTAAATCTGAATATTGCTTTTGTTGTTTTTCAATTATATTCCAAAACCTTTTTAAACTATCATCAATATCGAAACTCCATTCGTAAACTAATTTCTTAAAGACCTTTTTAGTGTTTTCAAGGATTAGCATTTCTGCCCCTTCAATATCCATTTTGCAGCAATCAAAGTTTTTCGATTCAGAATCGAAGTTCAAACAAGGAACTTTTATTCCTTTGTTATTCCATTTTTTAACTATCGAGTTTCTCCAAACATTACCGTTATTACCTATGAATAATATTATTTCTTTTGTATCGTTATGAACTAATGCAGCCTGTTTTATTTCTGCAGTAAATCCATTTAGTTCAAGATTCTTTTTTATCATTTCGCAGTTGAATGGGTCAGGTTCATAAACTGTAACCTTTGCACCTTTAGAACAAGCTAATAAGGTAAATGCTCCAACATTGCCGCCACAATCCATCCAAGTTTCACCTGATTGAATTGTCATTGATTTCTTTAAATAAACTTCATTACGTAAAACTTCATCAAATGTTTTTTTATCTGACATCCCATCACGGTAATAAAATTTAATCCCTTTTATTTCTCCTTTATTTAATTTCATATCTTTTCTTTTTCCGCTTTTAGATATTCCATAATCATTCCACCAACATATCCGCCTTTATCTCTCCAAAACTTTACAAGTGCATAGGCTTCCTCGTAGTGTTCAGCCTCAAACTCAATCTGAATAGCTTTCTTAACTCCATTAGTCATGTCTTTTAGCTGGTCTTCTACATCTTCATCATCTAATATTGAGTAGTCAATGTCAGGTGCTTGCTGCCAAACATCTAAACCCCATTCAGTTAGTTGCTCAGCCTCCCATTCGTTAGCAAGCATATCCCAATCCCATTCACCTCCGCTTACATTGTCTTTGATAATAAACTCTTTTTGCTGCTCGTCTGTGAGGTTTTCTGCTACAATGATAGGCACTTCTTTCAGCCCTGCTTCTTTGCACGCTTTAAAACGCATATTACCGCCTAAAACAACCATGTCGTCATTAACCACTATTGGTCTAATGTCTAGCATTTCAGGAAAGTCTTTGATAGACTGAACCAACTTTGCAAACTTATCATCCTTTATTTGTCTAGGATTGTTTGGGTTTGACTTTACCTCTGAAATTTTTACTTTTCTGCTTTGCATAATTTTAAATATATTATTTGCTCGATATAATACTCTCGTAGTATTCCATGCGATACTTTCTCCATAACGCCTCATTGCTATTTTGCATCACGTCTTCTTTTAGTTGGCTGCCTAAGTCTTTTCTCAACTCAGGATTCTCAATCAATCTGCGCATTGATTTGTACCAATCCTTTTTACCTGCTACTAGACAGTTCTTGCCGTGTTTACTCATCCATTGGTAAGATTCCACATCCGAAACGATTACACCTAAACCGAATGCACCCATCTCCAACATCTTTAATTCAGACTTTGCTCTATTGAACTCGTTATATCTTAAAGGAATCAATCCGATGTCCATTAAATTATACGCTTGTGCATAGCTATAAACATCTGCTGCATTTATCCTGCCGTAATTATTGTCATCTAGGATGTAGTTTGAAGTAAATATCTTTTCATACTTGTGCCAAATCGAATCGCCATCATAGAACCCTGCAAGCATAAACTTGTAATCCTTGTAAGGGCTTTTATTCAAAGATAGGATTTCGCCTTCGATTAGTTGCAAATCTTCTAGGTGGGTTACTGAACCACTCCAACCAATGTTTACCAACTCGGACTTCATTGCTGCTATCTCTGGGTTAGGTATGAACTGAGGTTGTTCAAAATCTATTGTGTTTGGAAATACCTCTACGTTTTTGTTAAACTGCGACACCACATACTTAAGGTAAGGAGTAGTCACCATTA